ATCTGTTTGAAGACTATCAATTCGGTCTTCAATGGAGTTTACCTGTTCATCATAATATTTGACTTCTGGAAGATCTTTAATCTGTTCTCTTACCAGATCAATCTGACTACATATTGCTTCTACTTCTCTATCATAATATTTGACTTCTGGAAGTTGAGAAATCTGTTCCGCAAGATCTTCAAGTTCTCTATCATAATATTTGACTTCTGGAATGTCTGGGATGTCTTTTCTAACATCATTAATCAGACGAATTAATTCGGGAAATGGTGGGATAATATCCTTTACTTCTGCAAACGCATTCCCGTCAGCATCCTCAATAGTTTGCGTTTCTTCTTCTATCTCGATATAATCTTCTACAGAAGGGAGTTCCTCTGCGTTCTCTTCTGTAATATAATCTTCTATTGATGGGAGACTTTCATCTCCATCAAAATCCTCATATGAGGGTAAATCCTTTGACATTTTATTAGTACATTAATACTTCGGGATTTCTCTCCCTTCCAATTTATTTAGGATCCTCATTAAGTCCATCTTTTAACATTTTTGCCAAGTCTGCAGTAGACCCAACGAACAGAGCGTTGTTAACGGTTGATGGTCCTTTGATCTTATCCTCTGCTTCTACGTCTTTAAGTTTCTTTTGAAGATCTAATAGTTTATCCGTAGCATCAGCAACGTTTTTAATTAACTGACCCGCAACTTCATATGCCCTTGGCATTTCACTTTCTTGTGCAAGTTCAAGAACGCCGTTTAATGCCTCTTGACCTTTCTCGATTATAGAGTAAAGATTACCTCTAGTGTATTCATAATCTTTTTTGATATCATCTACACCTTCTCTTACTTTTTCAATTTTATCTTTGATTACTTCTGGTTGAACAATATCACCCGAGTCCGAAGTGTCAAAAGTCTCATTGAGTTTGTTAAAGTTTTTTGTCATAACCATCAGAATGCACCATCAAATCCAAAGTCGTCTCCAGATTCAACTAATGCATTATCCGCAGGAGTGATTTTCTTAACGTCTGCGCCATTGACATGAATTGCTGCTGTTGTATTATCTTCTCCGCGTCTAACTGTTAATTTATTGCCACTAATGGATTTGATGTAAAGTTCCTCAGCACCAATATTAATATAAGTATTGGCGGTAAGTCCACTGGCATCAGCAACTTCAATATAAACTGATTTAGCAGTAATATCTCCCGCAAGAGTGGTTTCAATATCTCCTGTATAATTTTTGATTGCTCTTGGTGTAGTAGAGTAAGTATATTCTCTAGATGCACTTGAGGAATCTGAACCAGTAAGATAACTGACAGTTGCTTTTTTGATAATATCTTTGGAAACCTTGGTAGAAGGTCCAAACATATAAGTTTTTGCAGTAAATCTTAAAGTATAAAGAAGAACTCTTCTAGAACTAAAGTCTCCTTCATATTCGTCAGACATTGTAATATTTTCTAATACTACAGGAATATCTCTTTTCTCTTGTAATGCTTCTACTAATTCTACAGATAAATTATATGCTGGTTGGAAATATGGGAGAATCTGTTCTACAATTTGAAGGGCATCATCATTTAGTTTAGTCATGATGCTTAACTCAAATGCCATGTTGTAGGGAACTGGCATGTAAGATTTTTTTGTTTCAGACCCATCATTGGGATCCTTTACCTTAAAGGTCTGAGTGGTTGTTACTTTTCTAGCAGGATCATACGTTAATCCAGTAAATTCAAACGACATCCTTGGCAGTGTAATAGCAAAGGGTTTATTTAAATCTGGAGACTGCTCTAATCTTGCAAGAAATTTTTGAGTAGGACCGTATGCAAGAGGAACCTTGATAACACTAAAAACATCATCATCAGAATCAGACTTCTTAATTGAAATATCGTTAAAAAGTGTACCAAAAGATATGATAGTTCTTCTCAATATTTCGTTGTAAAAATATTCAAACATAGTTTAATCCTACAAATCTTGACACTATTGTGTGTTTTTATTTAGGGAATACCGAAGGGATTCTGTTCTGAGAAATCTAATATAGAATCTGCTTCAGTTTCAATGTTGATATTATCGGCAAATCCATCATCAACAGGTTGAACATCAACAACTCTAAGTTCATAAGAAGCTCCTGATGTAGAACCAACGATATTTTCTCCAATAGAAAACTCTCCATCAACAACTCCAAGTTCAAGATTGTTAGTTGTCGCATTCCAAACCCGGACCCTACCTGTTGTTCCACTAACCGATCCAGTAACAATTTCATTGAAGGAGAAAGTTCCAGATCCTCCAGAACCAGAAGAGGAAATAGTAACAGTTGGAGTAAGTACGTATTTGTTTCCTCCATCGGTTAATCTGATACTAGTTACCGTTCCTGCTGCACTAATAACAGATACTCCTGTAGCAGTTGTTACTCCAACTACTTGGTCAATATAATTCTTATCACCAACAGTATTGGAAATAGAAACAACGGGAGGTGATAAGTATCCACCACCACCAAACGTAACTGCAATTCCTGTAACAACCCCACAATTTGCTGTACCAAACTCAAATACGGATGTTGCAATACCAACGTTAGTTGCCGCATTGTTCATGAATATTGTATTTGACTCAACTGCGGTAACAAAAGTATCTGTCGGTATAAAATTATATAGATCGCTATAACCAACACCGAGTCTTACTCTATCACCAACTATAATATTTGTAGTTGTGACACCAGTAATTGAAGTAGATCCAATACCAAGTGTTCCCCCAGTTTTGATTGACGTAGATCTTATAGTTGCAACGCCAAGTGCTCTAAACTGCTCATCAGCACCTCCGGGAGACCCAATAGATACCGTTGGAGTCGTTAAGTAACCAAATCCACTATTTCCAATACTGATGGTGCTTACAGTGCCAGCAACAGATACAGTAACACTAGCAGTTGCCTGTACTGGTGATGGATTTCCAGAGAACGAGATTGTAGGTGCTACTGTATATCCAGCACCAATTGTTGCTCCTGTTCCTGTCGCCCAAGAATCTTAGGTGTTGAAAGATACTGCTGTAACAATACCGGTTATTGGATGAATTGTTGCAATACCAACAGCAACTTGAGTTGGAGCATCCATCGCTCCAGATGTAGAGATTGCCACAGTAGGTGCAGTTGTGTATGCTCTACCAGTGGTACTAAATGCAATAGAGCCTGGATTAATAGATGAACCAGCAATTCCTATAGTTGCTGATGCAAAACTTGTTCCTGGATGTGAGATTGTTACTGTTGGAACACTAGTGTAGAATTTACCTCCAGTTGTTAATCCTAGAGTTTCTACTGTTCCTCCGGTTTGTGCAAGTTCATCAAGAGTTGCAGTTGCTTCTGCAGCGTTTCCTGTTCCAGTCGGTAAAGCAAATGTGACTGTTGGTGCAGTTGCATAGAATACACCTCCAGTTGTTCCTCCAGGGAATAGATAAGCAGTTGCTCCTATACTTATTGGCGCAGATGTAACACTAACTCCACCGCCCACTACAGGTGAATCTAAAATTGCAGTTGCTGCCGCACCAACATGTTTTGGTCTACTAAACGTAACTGTTGGAGGTGCAGAAAACCCTCCACCAGAATTTGATATAGTTACCGTACCAACACTTCCTATTTCGGCAAGAGTTGCTGTTGCAGCTGCACCAACACCTTTAGTTCCACCGCCACTGAAAGATACAGATGGTGCTATGGTGTAACCTGCACCTGAATTAACGACGTTAACTGCCTGAACAGACCTATCTTTAGGATTAACATTCAAGTTACATACATTAATTCCACCAATCATGGTAGCAATACCTACAGCAGTTGTTCCCCCTTCTGGAGCGGAAGACACGCCAACTGTAGGAATGCTACTATAACCACCACCTCTATTTGTAACAGTAAAGAATCTTACGCCGCCTTCAAATATAGATGCTGCTGCTACGGCACTTGAAGCAGATCCTACAAGGGTAAGTGTTTGAGTTGGTCCTTGAATAGTATTAATACCATCATCAGTTAGACCATCATAATTTTCACCAATTAAATTATTATCAACATCCTCAACACCAGTCGCAATAACCTCATCCTGAAGTCTAAAGAGTTCACAATACAACTCATAAACGTAAAGGTTTTGTAACTGATAATATGGTTTAGCGTATTCTACATCTTTAATTTCATAAATTCTATCATCAAGGGGGAACCAAATAAGGTCTCCTCCTTTGGGTCTAGTCGATAGTTTTACGTTTGATTGATCTTGAATTAAAGGAGTTATATAGGTTTCAAATCGCTCTCTTGAAATAATCAATCTCACCTCATCTTGAGATTGAATACCAAACTTAGATAGTATATTACCCGCACCAGAATATTGGTCGTAGTTATCGATATATGCTTCTAAAGGAAGCGCAATATCAAATTTAGATTGAACTACTTCTCTAATGACAGTATTTTCTGTTAGATATTTTCTGGGTAGATAAAATATATCCACTCCATATGTTCTTAACTGTTCATTAATTAAATCTTGGACAAGATTTTGCTCACCAGTAGTACCTTGTGTAAAATATGGATTAAGCATAATCTTATCCTATCATATCTAAAGGTGGTAATTCATAAGTATTGGACATTTGCTCCTTTATCTTATCCAACTCTCTTTCTGCATCATCATAAATCTGTCTACCATTCAGTTCAATTCCACCTGGAAGTTTTACCCCTTGGAACTTAATTAAGTTTTGACCCCACTGTCTTTTTATTAAAGCAGTAAGATATCTTTTCAAAAATGAATCATTATAAACTCTTGCAAAATCATTTGGATCTAAAAGTCTCCAACAATCAAGTATAATATATTCGTCTTTTTGTACATTACCCCAATCAACATCCAAATACAATCTATCCTGTCGTTGATTAAATCGGATTTGTTTTTCTGTATTTAATAGAAAATCAATATCAGAAAGATATGTTTTTGTCATTGCATATGACAACATTTCCAATGAATTGAAAAAATATAAGTCATTCAAAAATAACTGATATTTTAGACTAAACATTCCCCCAGATATTGTACTGTTATCAAATCTAAAAACTTTATTGATACCAATTACTGCTGGCGGAACTTGAATGTAATTACTATTTTCTTCGTATGAAAATGTTACACTAGCTCCATCAATATTAGAACTTGCGGTTGTAGTCACAATTCCTTCAGTGCTACTACCACCTCTCGCTCTACCTCTATCTATATCATCTTGCGTTACTTTATACTTTAAGTATGTTTGAACCACACCATCAAAGTGTCTCTCATGAAATAACTGCAGGGCATCATCAACTAGATCATCTATTTGCT